AGAATAGCAGGACAAGAAGGTTTTGATGCTGCAACTGCAAGAACAAGAGCTCAGTTTGGTGAGATGGATGAGGCTTTACTTCAAAAAGTTAAAGACAAAATAAAAAAAGTTGCAACCAGTGCTGATGAAGCTGATGAAATACAAAAAAGTATTGTGAGTAGTCTAACTATTATGAGACAAAAATGGGCTGGATTGTTTGATGAGCTTGGAGGAACACTTAGTCCCGATGACCTTAAAGAATTCAAAGCTTTGTTTGGTGGTAAATTTAAAAACTATTTGGGTTCTACTTATGACATATTCCAAGACAAAAGTATTATACCCTGGTTAAGATACAAACCTGCTGCTGAAGCTGTAAAAAATGCTAGACAGTTATTCAAAGATAGTTGGGCTACAGCTAATCCAGAATTGGCTAAAAGAGGAGAAACATTATCCGATCTTAGAGCTGAAGGTATGGTAGAAAAAGTATTGAATTCAGCGAGATTACCTAAAGGACTTAGATTTGATAAACCTTCAGACGCTATTTTTGATATACCTGAATTTTTTGTAAACAGAACTACATTGAGTGAAGCTGCAAAAAGATCTAAGACACCGATGGTATCTATTGGTGACTTAAATAGTGCTGATGGAGCAATATTTAATAAATTATTAGGTAAACAAACTAACCCTATGCAAACTATGATTGGTGGCATGGCTAAGTTATCTATGATCACAAGACGTAATGTATTTTATAATGATCTTATGAAAAAAAGTGACGAGATGGCAACGATATGGAAAGCTGCTGATGATAAGTTATCTGTACCTGAACCCATGTTTGCAAGATCAGAAGAAGAAGCAAGATTATTTTTTAGAGATGATTATAGAAAAGTAGATCCAATTGATCAGGGACAAACTTTAAACGTCGGTAATATAGCAAAATCATCTAACCCTTTTGGGGATGCTCTTAATCCTTTCTACGCAAGAAATGGGGTAGCAGATGGCATTGAAAGAACATCTATCACTACTCAGAAAAAACCATTTTATGTACAGTTATATAATAGTTTAGTTTTATATCCTAAAGCTACATCACAGATTGCTAAAACAATTTTATCGCCGGTAACTCATTTAAGAAACTTTGTAAGTGCTGGAGCTTTTGCTGCTGCTAATGGTATTATACCTGCAGCTGACTTACCTGCAATCAAACAAGCTTACCAAGCATTACAGACTCCTTTGAAAGGAACTAACATGCAAAATGATTTGTATCAAAAACTTTTAAAGCTAGGTGTAGTAAATTCTAACGTAAGACTTGGAGATCTATCTAGACTATTAAAAGATGTCAACTTTGGTGAGACTATGACATCAGAAAATGGCATGAGGTTATTATTAAAACCTTTATCAAAATTAAAATCTGTATCACAAGATTTATACACAGCTGAAGATGATTTCTGGAAAATATATTCATGGGCGGTAGAAAAAAATAGAATAGAATCTAGTTTGTTAAAAGCAGGAATTAAAAAAAGTGATTACTTTACAAGAAATGGTAAGCAGTTTAAACTTACTGACGAATTTTTAGAAGAAGAAGCAGCTGATATAGTTAGAAATAATATACCTAACTATGATTATGTCTCTGACTTTGTACAGGCTACAAGAAAATTACCTTTAGGTAACTTCGTATCTTTCCCAGCAGAAATAGCAAGAACAGGAACTAACATTGTCAGACGTGCATTAAGAGAAATCAATGAGACTATTGAGATTACTGATGGTGCAGGTACAGTTTTAAGAACAGTTAAACCTTTTCAAGGTATCGGATACACAAGATTATTTGGTTTTACTACAACAGTTGCAGCAATACCTGTGGGTACAGCCGCAGCATTCCAGGCTCTATACGATGTAACTGATGACGAAAGAGAAGCTATTAGAAGATTTGCAGCACAATGGTCCAAGAATTCTACACTCCTTCCAATCAAAGACAAGGAAACAGGGGACTTTAAATACATAGATTTTAGTCATGCTAATGCATACGACACATTGTTAAGACCTTTACAAACTGTAGTTAACTCAGTGCAAGATGGTAATCAAGACAACGATGGTATGATGGATGATTTTGCTAAAGGAGTTATAACTTCTATGAAAGAGTTTGCCTCTCCATTTATATCAGAATCTATTTGGACTGAGGCGGCGTTGGATCTTATTGCAAGAAACGGTAGAACCCGAGAAGGCTTTCAAGTTTACAGTGAACAAGATACTGACGGAGATAAATTATATAAACAAATGATGCACCTAGTTAGAGCACAAATGCCTTTTTCTTTTGATCAATTAAAAAGATTAGATAGATCTATCAAACAAGTAGATGTTATTACTAAATTTCCAGGACAAGGTGATGATGTATATGATCAGTATGGTCAAGACTTTGAGTTTGGTGATGAATTTGGTGGATTGTTTGGGTTCAGAGCAATAAAAGTCAATCCAGAAAGAACTATGAATTTTAAAGTTGCTGAGTTTCAACAGGGTGTAAGGGAATCTAGATCTTTATTTACTAGAGCTGTATTAAAAGGTGGACCTATTGAACCAAGAGAAATTGTTGATGCATATATAAATGCTAACCGTGCTATGTTTGATGTAAAGAAAAATTTAAAAGGCGATATGGATGCCGCAAGATTATTAAATATAACTGAGGATTCTTTTTATGAATCATTGGATAGGGTTTCAGCAAATGAAATTGATTCTATTGAAAATAATATATTTACGCCTTATGAAGTTTCAGATGAAGTCGCTAATGCAATGGCAGAAAACGCGGCAAAAATAGGTGAATCAGATCCGTTTGAATCAGCTGCAGATGTAATTAACTCACTAGCAGATCAAATGTCATCTTTAAATTTAAGTCTGGCTCAATTTCCTGTGTTCGAAAACCCATTAATGCCTATCATGCAAGACACACCACTAACACCTACAAGCTTGAACCTTCCACAAGTTAACGCAGAAGCGGTAGCAGCACAGGTACAAGGCGGTAATTTTACTAACTTGACTAACAAACAAAAATTTGATTTACTCTTTCCCAATGGCTAAAATAGATCCCTTACAAAAGATTGAAGATCATGAGAAACTTTGCAGAATTATGCAAAGACAGACTCATGATAAAATATTAAAGCTTGAG